AGCGGGAACGTCTCGACCAGCTCCCGCTTGTCAGCCATCGACTCGAGCCGCCTCACAAGATCCGGGTGATCGTAGTGGTTGGTCATCGCGACCGAGGAGTGCCCCATGAAGCGCCGCAGCACGTCCTCGGGCAGGCGTTCGCGCATGATGGTGTTGTAGGTGTGCCGCAGGGAGTGCGCGTCTAGCCTGCGCCCCTCGGGGACGACCTTGGCGTTCCCCATGGCCGTCCTGAGGGCCCACAGGAACCGCTTGTGGCTCCGCTCGTAAGAGATCCGGTCGCTGATGTTGGTGTAGGCTGACCGCTGCTCCCACTCCACCTTGAGCCTTGCCATGGTGCGGTTGGGGAGGAGAACGACGCGAGCCTCGCCGGTCTTCGTCGTGCCGATGGTGCCATCAGGCTTCCACGCCTTGCTCACGATCAGCCCGCCGGGATTCCACACCACGTCCGCCCAGGTCAGGGCCAGAATCTCGCCGTGTCTGAGCCCGCCGGTGGCCATAATCAGCCCCAGCAGCTCGAGGTTCCCGTCGGGCCACGGCGACTCGGCGTAGTCGATGGGGAAGAGCCTCGCGAGCTCGTCGATGGTGAAGGCGTCCCGTGGCCTCAAAGTGCCACGCAGGGGCTCGACCTGGGTCATCGGGTTGATCGGGATGATGCCTTCCCGTGTCGCCTCGCCCATGATCGATCTCATCGTGTAGAGAATGTGGTTCTTTGTTGCCGGCGCGAGATCGAGATCCACCAGCCACGTCTCGAAGGCCACTGCGTTGATCTTTGACAACCAGAACTTCCCCCACTTTGGCATCAGGTGCATCCGCAGGGCCGAGGCGAGGTTCGACCTGTAGGTGGGGCTGATGTGGCGGCCCTTGGCCTTCTGGCGGCGATACCAGGGGCTGTCGGCGTCGAAGAAGCCGGCGGCGTATCCGCCGAACGTCTTGTCGTCTCCGCGCTTCACCCGCTCAAGCATCCACGCCAGCGCCTCCCCCTTGGTGGTCTTGCCGGTGGATCGACCGGTCCGGGTCGGATCGTCCTTGAGCCGGTAGTAGTACGTGACGCCCCCCTTGAGCTTGCGAGCGTAGAGGGTGAACGGATGTCTCGTCTTCATCATGGCCTCCAAATGAATGGTATCACCGAAGGTATCACGTCGTCAAGTATACCCGAGGGCATATTTCTGCAATTCAGGTATGTCCTTGAATAATAATGAGTTGCGAGTCTAGTCGGTTAGCTGGTTGGGTGCCGAGCCGTAGAGGATCATGCCGCCCAATCATTCCACCAACAACGCCCAATGGTCACATTTCGCTGGGAATTGGCGTGAATTTGGTTACCAACAACGCCCAACAAACACCACGAGTTGGTATCAGATTTGGTATCACGCCGGGGCAAGTCTGCGGCTTCGCATCTGGTCCTCTGTCTCGTCCCGTCGGGGAGTCGTGAACGTGAGTCACGATAGGGTTTTCCCCCCATACCCCCCTTTCCTAGCTCTCTTAATCTCTTAATATATTAATTAATTAACTAGGAAGTAGTTCGTAACTTTTAACTAGTCCCTAGATCCTTAAAACTTATTCGGAGCATATAATTAGATTTAGGAAGAGATAGGGGGAGTGTGAGGGGGGAAGGGAAACCCTTTGTCGTGAACAACGTCACGACTTCCACCCCCCCCCTCACACCCCCCCCGGAGGCTCAGGACCCGAATGTGTGAATCATGGCCATGTAGACCATCCCGAGTACGGCTCGTATCTTTCTGGGATCTCTGATGCAGGCGGACAAATAGCGTTTCATCCGCGCGAGCCCCTCGACATCCATCGTGCCGATTTCTTGCAACGCCAGCTCGGCTACTTCTCCAAGCATCCGTCTGACCTCTGGCACCGACTCATCTCCCCGGGGCATTCATCCCCGTCATCGTCAGGAACTGCATGACCGCGCCGTAGACGGCATCCAGCTCCTTGTCGGTCAGGTTGGAAAGCGCATCAACGATGCGGTTGACTCCAACCCGCTCCGGCCGAGCCCCCTTCCCCCACACGAGAAAGTCCAGGCTCGCTCCGAGCGACTCGGCCAGGGCGACCATCATTTCCCCCGGGGGGAACACGTCGCTGTGCCAATACGTCGATAGGGTCGAGTAGGCAATCCCGTGCGCGAGGCAGAACTTGCGCCGCGTCGTCCCGTTGGCCACGAAAAGCTGGTCAACGCGGCGGTAGAACGGAAGCTCGTTCTTCACGGTCCTTCTGGTCTTCAAATCCCACTCCTTCTCCGACCGCTCCCAGTCAAAATCTTGTTATCGGTATCCCGACACTGTCACCCAGGCCAGATGGTGTCAAGAGCTATATCCGACATATCGTCAACACACATTTGACTCCTGCGCGAACCCTTTGTATATTCCCCTTGCCATGCTGGACGAGGAGCTGCTTCGACAGATCAACCGGAAGCTCGACGAGATCCTCGCGAGGCCCGATCTGCCGTACTGGATCAACCTGAAAGAGGCCTGCCGCCTCAAGGGGCTGTCGTATTCCACGGCCACGAATCAGCCGCATCTCCAGCCGCGTCACGGGGTTCCCGATGACTGGTTTCTCCACCGCAAGGTCTGGAGGAAGACGACCATCCTCGAGTGGCTCGAGGAGACGGATTCACCAAGACAGGAGGTCCAATGATCGCGTCGTTTCAGATCGTGGGAGTACTCAAGTCCGCTGACTTGAAGTACTCGGAGAAGGGCAAGCCCTACGCCGAGCTGAAGGTCGAGGTGCGGAGGAAGCTCTGGAACAGCTACGACGACAACTCCCTCCTCCCCATGATTATGTTCGGCAAGGGAGCCGAGGCCGCCGCCGTGATCCCGCTTGAGAGTACGGTCGCAGTGACAGGCCGGCTCAACGAAAAGCGGGGCGAGTGGAACGGCAAGCCCTACTCCAAGGTTCAGCTCATCGCTGAGAACGTGGAGGTGGGCGCATGATTACCCTCGACAAAGCAACTCCGGATCTCTGGGCGGCGCTCCAGAAGGCCCAGGCCGAGTTCAAGTCGGTGCTGAAGGCTGAGACTGCCGAGGTCACCACTCGGAAGGGCGGGAGGTTCAGCTACACATACGCGAGCCTCGACTCGGCGCTGGAGATGATGCGGCCGATCCTGGCGAAGCACTCCCTCGGGATCGTGCAGGCCCCGGCTCTCATCGACCCGCAGCACCTGGAGATCGACACCGTCCTGTTCCACGCCACGGGCGCGTACATCCAGGCGTCGTTCGTCCTCCCGGTGGAACAGAGCGACACCATGAACCCCGTCCAGGTCATCGGCTCTGTCATCACCTACGGCCGGCGCTACAGCGTAATGGCTCTTCTGAATGTCGCCACCGAGGACGACGACACCGCCGGCGTTGGGACATCCACCGGTCCCGGGGAGCCGCCCGAGGTCACCCCGAACAACGACCTTGACGCCCTCCACGCCCTGGCCGCCGACGCGGTCTTCGACGAGAAGGAGCGGGAACAGCTCTCCAGCCTGATCGCCCGCATCAGGCCGGGGGACGCTGAGTCTTACAAGAACATGCGTCGCGTTTGGGAAATGAGACGCAACGAGAAGGCCAAGAAGATCGCGGGCGAACCCCCGAAGGACATCTTTTGATGGCCAAGAAGACGAAAGCGCACCAGATCTACCGCGACCGTGACGGCAACATCGTCCCCGGCGTCAGCACCGTCGTCAACACAATGGACAAGCCGTTCCTCGTCCCGTGGGCGAACAAGCTCGGCCTCCAGGGCATCGATGTCAGCAAGTACGTCGATGACCTCGCGGAGGTCGGCACCGTCACCCACAAGTTCTGCGAGTGGGACCTCCTGGGGCAGCAGCCCGACGAGGAGTACCTCGCGGAGTTCTCGAAGGATGTCCGGGATCGGGCCGAGACGTGCTTCCTGAAGTTCCTCGACTTCCGGAAGGACCTCGACTTCCATCCCCTGCTCCTCGAGGCCCAGCTCGTACATAAGACCCTCGGTTTCGGCGGGACCTGTGACATGTACGGAATTATGGGGGGTCGCGCCGTCCTGATCGACATCAAGACCGCGAAGGAGATCTACGGCCAGGGCGACACGAAGTTCACGCAGACCGCCGGCTACAAGTTGCTGCTCGAAGACGAGGGCCACAAGGTGGACGACTGCTGCATCCTGCGCCTCGGGCGCAGCGAGGACGAGGGCTACGAGTTTATTCGCGGGACGCGGATGGACGACCACGAGGAGCGTTTCAAGATCTGCCTCGACCTCTACAAGATCAACAAGGTGTTGTCGAGGAGGGGGGACTGAGATGGCGAAGCGGGACACCGGCCTTGAGCGTTGCCCCTTCTGCGGTGCCAGCGCGTTCGACGAGAAAGTCGCGCTCCTGAAGACGCCGGGCGGGTTCTACTACGTGGCGTGCATCGCTTGCGGCGGGCAGACGACGACGGTGGCCGACGAGGAGCTGGCCAAGAAGCGGTGGAACAAGAGGTACGTGGCATGAGAGGAGTGGTGATCCCCGCCGCCAGGATCAACCCGCACATCGACTGCATCTGCTACGAGCTGCCGCGCGACCAGATGCTGCGCGACAACTACATCCGGTTCGTCGCGGGTTGCGCCAAGAAGGGGATTCACTACCACAAGCTCATCATCTCGCCCCCGGGCCGCCCGCGCACCACGGGAGAGCGGAGCCAGAGCCACCGCATCAACGGGTTCTGTCAGTGGATCTCGAAGACGCTCGATCTCGACTTCGACAGCGTGAAGCACTACATGAAGCGTCTCGCGGTCAGCGACGGCTACCCGTTCGATACGATGCCCGACGGCAGTGTCGAGCCTTGGTCGGAGGCGAGGATCACCATGGATCAGGCGACGATCCTGATCCGGGTGATCGAGAGGTTCGCGGCAGAGCACCAGATCCCGCTCCCCGAGTACGACGAGGACGGGAACCTGATGCTGGTATGAAAGGAGCATGAGGTGAAAAGGGTCTACATCGCCGGGCCCTACAGCGCGGACAACGTGATGGACGTGTTCGCCAACATGCGGCGCGGCATCGATCTGGCGGTCGAAGTCCTGAAAGCCGGCTATGCGCCGTTCTGCCCGTGGCTCGACCACGACTTCGCGCTCCGCACCGACCTCCCCATCGAGGCGTTCTACTCCTACTCGATGGCGTGGCTCGAGAAGTCGGATGCGGTGCTCGTGCAGACCTACGGGGCCGGCCACTCCGTCGGGACGAGCATGGAACTCACCCGCGCTCGCGAGCTGAAGATCCCGGTCTTCTACTCGCTCGACGAGATGGTCGCCAAGCTCCGTGGCGCGTGGGGCCTCCAGTGAACTGCCTCAGGAAGGCCGAGCGGCTGGTCTGGGGGAGCCGCAACAAGCAGTACGGCCACCCCGGCAAGGACTACGCCCGCACCGCGAAGATCTGGTCGGGCATCCTGGCGGACAAGCTGAAGGAGGACATCACTCCGAAGGAGGCCGTGCTGATGATGGTCGGTGTGAAGCTCTCGCGGGAGATCCACAAGCACCACGAGGACAACCTCATCGACGCCGCCGGCTACATAGCCTGCGCGGAGCGTGTGGAGACAGGGAAATGAGTCACGAGGAGATTCTTGCCCAGGCCAAGAAGAACGGGTACTCGCGGCTGTACGCCGAGTACTACTCTCACCAGCCGTTCTGCGAGGCCTGCCTGGAGGCCGGCATCCAGACTCCGGCCGGCTGGCCTCACCACATCCTGACGCGCGGGGCCCACGGCCCCATCGACAAGGAGTGGAACCTCCTGTCGCTGTGCCAGATCCACCACACCGTCGCTGACACTTGGTCATTCTCTGTCGTGTACCCGCGTTGCGGGGAGAAGATTCAACGAGCGAGGGAGAAGAACCGTGGAATCAGATGTTCTCATGCAGACCACTGAGCGGCGGCAGGACATCAGGCTGCTCGCTGATGAAGTCAAGCTCCTTAGCTCGAGGCTGGGTAGGTATCGCGACCTCACCAAGCACGGCTACTCGCTGAAGGACCTGGGCTGCGAGAACCTCCTGATGCTGGCCGGGGACGCGATCACCTGTTCTCGGTGGGCCGTCGAGGTTCTCGACGAGATGGACGAGCACATACGGAAGCTCGCTCACAACCTGGGAGGCAAAACACGCCGTGAGCATTGGTTCTAAACAGGCGGAGCGGATCGCCACCAGAATCACCGAGATGGTGGCCGCCCTCGAGTACGACGACGTGATCCTCGATGTCGTGCGGAGTGTCGCCCTGGGGCTGGTCCTCGCCCTCACCGACGACGTCGTCGCCGGCATGGTGGCGGGAAGCCGTGGGCCACTGAAGACCTTCGGCCAGGACGTGAAGCTCACCGAGGACGAGTACCAGAAGCTGTGCAGTCAGTATGGCGAGGTCGCGGTCTACAAGCGGATCATGGACCTTGATGGGTACATCGGGAACCGCGTAGGCAAGACGCACTACAAGAACCACTACAAGACCCTCGTCAACTGGCTGCGGCGGGACGGCCTCAAGCCCCGCGCCGACGAGGCGAAGGTGTGCCCCGAGTGTGGCGAAAAAGCGATGTACGCCGGCTACTGCCGGCATTGCGGATACCAGCTTTGAGGGGGGGGGGCGGAATGAAGAAGCCGAAGCCTATCGAGTTCGTCGAGAACGAGCGGGGCTGTTTCATCTGCACGTCGCACGGGAGAACGAGAGGGGGATATCCGAGGCTGAACCGGGGCGGGAAGTGGCAACATCTGAGCCGATGGCTCTGGGCCGAGTGTTTCGGGGAAATCCCGAAGGGCTATTACGTGTGCCACCGTTGCGACAATCCGGCCTGCATCAACCCCGAGCACTTTTTCCTTGGGACACCGAAGATGAACACCGCCGACATGATAGCGAAGAGTCGAGACCACTGTATGGGGGAAAGACATAGTCAGGCGAAACTGAATGCTAACGAAGTCCGCGAGATTCGTAGGTTGTATCGGCGGGGAGTTTCTCGACTTCAACTGGCTAGAAAGTTCGGCGTCAAAGAGGGAACCATCCAGAGCATTGTTTACAGAACAAGTTGGCGTTCGGTGCAGGAGGGGGCGGTAGCATGAACGTAACCCACGACGAAACCGCCGAGCGCCACTACATCGAATCGGTCCTGTGCGACAAGCTGGTGCTGAACGAGCACCCGGTCAGTCGCGATGACTTTTACTCCCCCATCCACCGTGAAGTTATCGACGCCATGACGGCTATCGTGGATGAGGGTGGAACCCCCGACATCCCGACGCTCGGGTTGAAGCTTCCCGGTGCCATCGGGGTCATCAGCAAGTTCGAGCCTGTGACGGCAGCGAACGCCGCCTTCTATGCCAGGGCGATCCGCGAAGCTGCGTCTAAACGCCGACTCTACGCCATGGCGGCCGAGGTGATGGAGGCCACGGGGCGGCACGATCTCAGCTCGCACGACATCGCGGAGCTTGCCGAGAAGACCTTCACCAGCCTCTACGAGCGGCACGAGGGCCGGGCGATAGAGCTGCGCGACGCCGTCCACGGCGCGATTGACCTTCTCCAGCGCCGCTATGAGGCCAAGGGGGCGCTGACCGGCATCCCGACCGGCTTCGAGTTCCTTGACCGCGACCTCGACGGGCTCCAGGACGGATCGCTCACGGTGATCGGGGCCCGACCGAGCATCGGGAAGACAGCTTTCGCGATTGGCTTGGCCCTAAAGGCTGCCGAGACGGGGTTCAGCGTCGGCTTCTTCTCTGCCGAGATGCCTACCCCGATGATTATCCTCCGAATGCTGGCCTCCAAGGCCCGGCTCCAGCTTCAGGCGGTACGCCATGGGCTGATGACGAGCACAGACTTCAGCAGGGCGTTCGACGCCGGCGGGGTGCTGGCGAACTACCGGATGCTGATCGATGACTCTCCCAACCCCACCCTCTCCTACCTCAAGGGCAAGGCGAGGTGGATGAAGCGGCACGGGGTTCAGGTGATCTTCATCGACTACCTCACCCTCATCAGCCACGGCGACCCGAGGACGCCCAGGCACGAGCGGGTCGGGGAGGTGTCGAAGTCGCTGAAGAATCTCGCGCGGGAGCTTGGGGTCCCCGTCATCGTGCTGTCGCAGCTTAACCGCACCGTGGAGGGCGAGCGCCCATCCCTGGATTCGCTGCGTCAATCGGGGGAGATCGAGGAGGACGCGGATGTCGTTCTCCTTCTCCACCGCGAGCGGGACATCGAGCAGGAGGCGTCGTGCGTTGAGGCCGAGGTAATCATCGCGAAGAACCGCAACGGCCCGACCGGCCCTCACAAGGTCGCGTTCATTCCGAAGTCTGCAACGTTCGAGGAGGTAATCAAGTGAGACACCAGTACATCTACGTGGGCACGGTGTGCGGGAAGAACCGCAGGGTCGGTGTGCGCGGCGGGAAGGTGTACTCGACGAGCGAGTACAGGAGCTTCATCGATCTCCTGGCCTTCGTGATGCGAGCCAAGAACA